ACTACATCTGGATTTGAAACAACAAACAATCCTACCGCAACTAGAACAACTTTAATATCACCAACAACAAGACACTTAATTCATTTTGGAACAGAGGTAACAATAGGTAATGTTCAAACACAAGATGATATGTTTATTAGATTCTCTGCCGATGAAAGTATTAACGAGTATACTATTGAAGCAACTAACACAGCTGGTTCACAAAGACTTCAAGACGGAACGCGGATCGTTGGAGCATTAGTTGCAAAAGAAAATATTCTTGTCTGGACAGACAACGCACTTTACACAATGAAGTTTGTAGGTGCACCATTTACATTTGGTTTTGAACAAGTGGGTACGAACTGTGGATTAATAGGACAGAATGCAGCTGTAGAAATAGATGGTGTAGCATACTGGATGTCTAATAATGGTTTCTTCTCTTTTGATGGTACTGTTAACTCACTACCTTGTTCAGTAGAAGATTTTGTTTACGACAATATTGATACAACAAAAGGCCAACAAATATGTGCAGGTATAAACAATTTGTTTACAGAAGTTCTATGGTGGTATCCATCATCAGGAGCTACGTTCAATGATAGATCTGTAATTTATAACTATGGTGCAAAGGCACCACCAGGTGAAATGGGTAACTGGTATAATAACACAAACATTAACTTTAACAGAACAACTTGGATTGACTCATTAGTATATCCTAAACCTTACGCGACAGCTTATAATAGTTCAGCTACAGGAACTTTTCCTGTAATCGTAGGTGAAACAGGACTAGGTCAAAGTGTATTTTTTGAACACGAGATAGGAACAGATCAAGTTAATCCTGATGGTAGCACAACAGCTTTACTATCTTTCATACAATCATACAATTTTGCTTTACAAACAGATCAAGGTATTGGAGAATACTTTTTAGCTATGCGTAGATTTTTACCAAACTTCAAAGTATTGACCGGTAACAATCAAGTAACTATATCTGTTTCTGATTACCCATCAGAAGATGTAACAGCTACAACGTTAAGTCCTTTTACAATTACATCTGCAACTACAAAAGTAGATACAAGAGCTAGAGGACGATATGCAAATTTAAAAATAGAAAACACAGGGGCAGGTGAGTCTTGGAGATTTGGTACATTCCAAGCTGATCTACAACCAGACGGAAGAAGATAATGGCAAAGATAGTAG